GAACCTCACCGAAGATGAGCTTGATGTACGTCTGGCTGAAGAAAACATTGAGATAGAGAGCATCGAACAGGATGAGATGGGTATGTTCACTGGGGAGCTTAAAGTCACCCGTGATACCTCTCAGGTTAAGATCGAGGCACTAGCTCCCGAAGAGTTCCTAATTTCACCTCAAGCTAAATCATTAGATACTGTGAACTTCTGTGCACACCGCACTAAGAAGTCTATCTCTGAGCTTATTGAAATGGGATACGAAGAGGATGTTTTAGCTAAAATTGGCGATAACGAAGACACTGATTTCGATGGCGACCCAGAGATACTGACGCGCTTTGAGGACATCGGTTCTGACAGTGCTTTTAACTCACAGGGATACCAAAAGCAGACACGCCAAGTAACCGTAATCGAGGCATACATAGAGCTTGATGTAGACGGCACTGGCATGACTGAACTCTATAAAGTAGTGAAATGCTCTAATGTTTTACTAGAGAAAGAGGTAGTAGCTCGGCGTCCATTTATAGCCTTTGTTCCACTACCTATTCCACACGCTTTTCACGGCAACAACTTCGCTGAGAAATTGCTAGGAATACAGAATGCTCGGACAGTTCTCACACGGTCTATCTTAGATCATGCGATGGTCACGAATAACCCACGCTACACCGTAGTAAAGGGTGGCTTGACTAATCCAAGAGAGCTTATCGACAACCGCGTTGGCGGCATCGTCAATGTGACGCGCCCAGACGCTATTAACCCTATGCCTCAAGCATCTTTGAACCCTTATGTGTTTCAGACAATACAGATGCTGGATGAGGATAAAGAGGACACCAGTGGTGTCTCTCGCCTATCTCAAGGTCTAAATAAAGACGCAATAAGCAAACAGAACTCAGCGGCTATGGTTGAGCAGTTGGCAACAATGAGCCAGCAACGCCAAAAGATCATAGCGCGAAACTTTGCAAATAACTTCTTAAAGCCTCTTTTCTCACAAGTGTACCAGTTGGTCGTAGAGAACGAGAGCGAAGAGAAGATTGTAGAGCTTGCCGGACGTTACGTTGAAGTCAAACCAGCACAATGGGCAGACAAGCGTGACGTTCAAGTTGAGTTCCATTTGGGATACGGTGATCAGCAAGAGATGGTCAGTAAGTACCTTATGTTCCACTCTATGCTTTCGGCAGACCCTACGCTCGGCGAAATGTACTCGCCAGCGAACAGGTACAAGATGCTTTCTGTGGTGCTTGATAAGTCAGGCATAAAGAATGTTGCAGACTTCCTTACGGACCCTGCCAGCATCCCACCAAAAGAGCCAGATCCAGCACAACAGATGCAGATGCAGATGGCTCAGAAACAGTTGGAACTTCAAGAGCGACAGACTTCTGTTGCTGAAATGAAGGCCCAATTCGATGCCCAAATGGGCAAGATGAAGCATGAGCTTGACCAGATGAAGGCCAAGCAAGACTTCGCACTTAAGTCGGACAAGATGGATCTCCAAGAGAGCCAGCAAGATCATAAAGAATTCGTCAATCTCGAAGAGTTAGATATTGCACGCAATGCTGATGATGTCCGAGCAATCGCAAGCCCTAACGGGTAAGCACAGCAAGGAAGAGCAATAAGTATGGAAGACCAAGAAGAGCAACTTGTCGATCTTGGGGATAGTGCAGAGGTCTTACTAAAGACCCCTGCGTTTATTCAGGTGATTGACCAATGCGTAGAGGCTTCATTTGCAACATTCTGCAACACCGAAGCCATCAAAGTGGACCAGCGTGAGCTTGCCCATCGCCACTATCTCGCAATCAAGGATGTGGTGAATACATTAAAACAGCGTGTTCAAGTGCGTGACAGCATCATTGAACATCGTAACGGCGACAACAGCCAAGAGGAATTAGCACTATGAACGACAACGTGCAAAATGATAACTCTGGGCCGCAGAACCTCGACAGAGATGAAGCGGCCGAAGCAATCCTAGCCAGTTGGTCAGACGGTGAAGACCTATCTGATCTGGAGGAGGATGATGCAACACCCGAAGGCCAAGACGAGACTACGGCTGAAGAGGGTGAAACTGAAGATGAAGATGTTACTACGGATGACGAAAGTTCCGAAGACCCTGATGAGGATAATGAAACCGAAGACGAAACCGATGATGACGAAGAGGAAGAGGAAGAGGGCGATGAGCCTTCCGTTGCTTCTGATGAAAACATTGTCGAACTATCAGTCAACGGTGAAACCAAACAGGTATCTGTAAAGGACTTAAAGCGACTGTATGGACAAGAGGCGTCTTTAACGAAAAAGTCTCAAGATCTTGCCGCCCAGCGGAAAGTCACCGATGAAAACCTGACTAAAACTCAGGCTAGTTATCAGAAACTAATGGAACGAGCCGAGGCTAGGTATAAACCCTACGCTGAGATCGATATGTTAGTGGCTTCCAGACAAATGGAGCCAGACACATTTGCACAGTTACGACAGGATGCAAAACAGGCAGAAGATGACCTTCGCTTTCTCCGAGAGGAGAGTGGGCAGATGGTTACTGACCTTCAAGAACAGCAAGCGCAAGCAACCAAACAAGCCGCCGCCGAGTGCGTAAAGGTTTTAGAGGAAAGCTTGCCAGATTGGGGCAACGAACTCTACTCAGAGATCCGCGACTACGCTGTGAAAGTTGGACTGCCTAAAGCTCAAGTCGATCAATATACTGATGCAAGTGTAATCATGTTGATTAACAAAGCCCGACTTTATGACCAATCGAAACAGACAGCCGAAAGCAAGAAAGCCAAGGCCAAAGTTACGAAGTCTAAAAGTGGCAAGACGAAAGTCTTATCTTCCAAGAAGGCACCACCTTCTAAGGCTCAACTACAAGCAGGCCGCCGTTCTGCGGCGCACCAGAAGCTTATAGATAATCCTAGAGATGGTGGTTCTACTGATGACATCGCTGATGCCTTGATGGCGCGATGGGCTGATTGATCTATTAACTTTAGTTTATCATCAGAACTCCTTGAAAGGGAACAATATGACTACCTACGTAACCTACTCACAAGTGGGAAAAGCTGAAGATGTGTCAGATATTATATCTAACATCAGCCCGTTTTCGACCCCAATGCAAGCCATGCTCAAAACAGAGAAAGTTTCTGCTCGAACCTTTAGTTGGCTTGAAGACAGCCTAGCGGCAATCGCGGTTAACGCGGCCGTGGAAGGGGCAGACGCCTCTATGGCAACTCTCGGTAATGCTACTGAGCGCACGGGGACAACTCAGATCCTCACCAAAGCGTTTCAAGTATCTGCAACAGCGGATGCAATTAAGACGCATGGTCGTGCAAAAGAGACTGCGTTAACAACCACTTACAGTAATTTCCTTAAGCTGGCAGCGTAGTATAAACAATGTGAATTCAGAGGAAGCCTAAGTGCTGTAAAGCATATGGTAATTCTGAGCCAAGCCCTAGTTATTTAGGGAAGGTGCAACGACTATCGAAAAGGCATTCAAGACGAATGTAACTTAGTAGAGTACACCCAAGTGGGTGGAAGCGCATTGGCCAGTATAACACTGGCATGATATAGTCTATTCTTGTGTCGAAAGCATAAGCAGTTCGTAAGAGAACGGATAGGAAAGTAACGTAACCTATTGAATACAAAGACCAAATGGCGAAAGCCCTAAAGGAAATAAAGCGCGATTATGAGCACGCTCTAGTTGGCTTAGACCAAGCCGCTGTAGCTGGTTCCGCAAGTGCGGCGCGTAAGATGCAGTCTGTCATCAACCAGATCTCTACTACCTTAGATGCTGGATCTGATGCCACAAATCCGCTTACAGAAGCAAAGTTGCTTACTGCGGGTCAAACTGCCTACACTAATGGCAGTGACGTTGACACTCTAATGATTAAAACCGCTGACGCCCAAATTGTCGCCGGATTTAGTGCGGCTTCTGGCCGTAATCGTGAGATTTCTCAGGGTAAGACATTGGTCAATGCGATTGACCTGTACGTTGAAGAGGTTAGCGTACATTAAACCGTGTGAATTCAGGGGAAGCCTAAGTCGAAAGATATGGTAATCCTGAGCCAAGCCCCAGCAATGGGGAAGGTGCAACGACTATCCCGCAAGGGAGTACATCCAAGTGGATGGAAGCGCATGGGTCAGCAAAAGCTGGCGTGATATAGTCTCATCTCATAGGGTATAACCCTTTAGCGAAAGCATGAGCAGTCTTAACAGACGGTCTAGTATTAACGACACTAGGCGAAGGTGCCATAATGTAGCCCATATGGCGAATACAGAGTTGTTCTTAACAGACAGATGAAGTCCACACACGCATTGCTCATCGATCCTTCGATGTTCAAGTTGTGTTCACTACGTCCGTTCACAAGGACACTCTTAGCTAAATCTGGCGATAGCGACAAACACCATATTGTCGGCGAAATGTCAGTCAAGCACATGAATTTCGGTGATTCAATAGCGATTACTGGACTATCATAATACCCAAACTTTAGGCTTCGGCCTTTAGCTCTGGCCCATCCAAGTTCCACACAGGTTTTGCTCTCCTTGTTGTGTGGTCCTTGGGTGGGCTTTTTTCATTTTAAGGACAGCAATATGACTAAGCCAGAAATAGAATTACAACAGTCTGCCACTAATTTCATCTTTGAACATGATGGCCTGACGCAAAAGCATACGCAGAATATAACCCAAACATTCCTCGATGATCTCAAAGACGCCCGTAACGAAAGCAACAAGCAACGGGCTGGTGAGATGCACAGGATTGCAAGCATTCCAACAGTTATTGTTGAGAAGTGGATGCGCGAGGGCTTTGACCTGTGGAAAGCCTCTGGTCCTGAGATTGTAAGAAAGCTCCACGCTGAAGATCTAGGATTATTGATGGCTACCGAGAAGAGGATTTAAGAATGTCTAATAAGACCGCAAAACCTAGAGTAAAGAAAAGGACAACCTGATATGAATAAGGGTGAACTCCGAGCGCATTTGATTGCTCTCTTGAACAGAAGTGACTGCACGAATGCCTTGGCTGACACCTTTATTGACCAAGCTGTATTTAGAATTACCCGCGTACTCCGCATCCCTAGCATGGAGAAAACGCAAACTTATGATGTAGCCAATGACGTTAGTGGTGTGTCTTCAATCAATCTGCCAGTAGATTTCATTGAGCCAATAGATATTTATAGCGAAGGCAAACCTTTGGTTAGGCTACCTTTGC